CTCCGCAGGGATACCCGCAGTCAAACGCTGCGCCCGTTCCAACCTGTCAATCGCCGGGTTCGTCATAAACCCAGGCTGCATCTGCATGTCACGCAACGACCCGCCACGCACCACACCAATCTCGCCCGTCAAACCGTTCGCCGTGTTCACAATCTTCGGCTGCTCACCAGCGTTACCGACAAGCCAAGTATCAGGGAACACGCCCTTCTGAACCGCTAGCACTTCCAAAGCCATCAGCTTTGCCTGCTGCTGATACATGCCAAGGATGCCGTCGAACTGGCCTCGGGACTCGTCCAACGAAATCCGGTTCGACACAACAACCGGACACTTCCCGATCAGGTTCGGTACACGCTCAAGCTCCGCGATCACCGGACCGCCGTCGTTCTGTTGAAAGCCATGCGTCTGCGGGTTACGAACAGCGATCAGCACCGTTTCTTCATGGTCAACATACTCGATCATTTCGATCGGCTGATCTGTTTCGTACGGCGCGTCTTTTGTGCCGCCAGCAAACCGCAACGCCGCTTCAGGATAGAACCGTTGAATCCAACCGTAAGAACGTTCGTAACCAAACACGCAGTCGGCAGGCGTCATGTCTTCCACGCCACGCAGATTCGACGGGAACGCTGTCAGCGGGTCACGACAATGCCACGTCGGCACGCCCTTCTTCGGATCAAACCGCAACTGTGTAACAGCCTGCGAATAACCGATCAGGTGACGAGCACGCTTAGCTAACTGCAAATCCATAGTCGAATTTTGCCACCACCCAAACATCGCCTTACGACGGATCTGAGCGTGCTTACGAGACTGCTTCGACGTGTCATCGGCAGGCGGGCACACAATGTCAGGCAGCACCGAAGACACACGCATAGCGGTCTGATCCAAACCCTGCGCCAACAAGTTCGCTACCGCCGCAGACTCAGTAGTGTCAATCTCCGGCAACGGCACCACAACGTCACCGTTGTAATGATCACGAATATGCCGCATACGCGATTTCACGCCAGCATGGTTCTGCGACCGGTTATAATACAGACCAACGATTTCTTCAGCAGACTTCATGCGTATGCTTCCCCAGACAACCACGACGGACGCCACTGACGCGCCATCTCAACAGACGGAGTATAAATCTTTTCCAGATTGTGCTCCATAAACCATTGTGCCATAACACAGTCATCCGTGCGGGAACCAGTCCCCTCAGGGTTCCAACGCGTTACTTCATTTACCAAAAGAAGCGAGTGCGGGCGAGCTGAAGTTCTTTGTTTACCTGGCAAACGGACCCGACCGGCTTTATACAACGGGGCCAGCATTTGCACCCCGTATTTCGGATCTCCCTTGTTTTTGGAGTGCGTGTAATGCGGGACCAGCTCGACGCCACGCTGCGAAGCCCACCGCCGGAAATGATCGTACTGAAGGATGAACTTCTGCGCCGCGTTAGCTTCGACAATCCAGTATTGGATCGGGTGCCCCATATCGTTTGATATTTGCCACCAGTCCTCTGCGATGCCAGTAAATGATTGAGAGTCATGGTTCCAGTCTAAGAATGAGGGCGCGTCCATTTTGCGCCGGTACGACTCCAACAAATACCGGTACTCTGTTTCCTCAACGTAAGCCCAGCATTGCAAAGCCCAAAAGTTTGACGGGCTCGGGTCTGCTGAAGCAATGATGACGGGATCAGACGGCAAATACGGGGGAAGTTCCCACAGGTCACGGTCGGAGTCCCAACATCCTACATGATGAACGCCGTCACGCCCCTCGCCGCCAGATATCCAAATCGGATCGACTAGCACCGACGACGGGTCAGAGTCTTCCTGCTGATACAAAATCTCGTACCGGTCAGGAGTTTGCGCCTTAATATGCCGGATCTTCTTCCACGGCAGGCGTCGAGGATACAACAAGCAGCCGTCAGGCCACGGAGCCGCATCAAGTTTGTGATTGTTCTCGCACCGGTCTTCGTAATGCACTTGATACTTCAAGTGATGATATTTCGATTCCTCGGTGGGAGAGGGTGTTTCAATAGACAAGGAGGAGGCCTGTTCTGGGTTCTCCCCAGACACCATGCCCTCCCCCACCGATTCAAGCTCGTCCTCATCAAGAGGAGCTTTCTTATCAAGCGCATACCGGTAGATATCATCGGAAGACATCCGTTGCCCATTTAAAACTAGCAGACCGCCTGGTTCAAGACGGGTTTCGGCAACCTCGTCCCACCAGCGGTACATGTCAGAACGCGATTCAGAGTTACGCATCTTGCGTGGATCCCAAACGTCGTCCCAAATAACCAAATCAAACCGGCCACCGAGGAAACCGGAGTCCATCCCGAACGCAGACCACGTTGGTTCTTTCTGCGACAACGGCTGATCGTCTGGTTGCAGGATCGTAAATGCTTCGGCACGCCAAATTTCTTTCGCATCAGGCTTAAACGCACCGAAGTCCTGCTGCATTGTTCGCACCGCATCAACCGCAATACCGATCTTCTGGTCGTTCAACTCGGCACGAGCAACGTGTTCTCGTTCAAACTCGGCTCGCAACCGACGCGTGTACCACTCAGCGAGACGCTGAGTAGAAGAACCGATCATGCCTCTCAAGGCACGGTTGCGGACAGTCGCCCACGCCGGAAGGACTTTGGCAAAGAACGTAGATTTGCCGGAACCGGGAGGAGCGTTGATAACAATGTATTCCTCCGTCAACGTGTTCAGCAGTGCGTTTACTTTTTCGGTGGCTTCGATCTGCCAAGGTTGGAGGATGATTCCGAAGTAACGGAGCGCAAATGCTTCGATGTTGTCAAATGCTTCTTTGGCTTCTGGTTCCAGTTGGTCATAAGACGGGATCTTAGACACACCGATGCGGTCAACTTGTTCTTTGGCTTGCATCCACGAACGCGTCGAGGTACGGCCAGATTCGTTGTCACGGGCCGAGTGATAGTTGACATCGGCTTTGATCGCCGCCTGCCGCATCGACTCGCCGCCGCGACGCAAAATCAGATACTGCACCCACTGTTCAACCGAAGTGTGTTTACCTGACGGCACAGCTACTTCTTCGTTGACTTGCCGTTAGCGCCCTGACGGGCACGGTTCCGGCTTGAGTCTTCCGGCACAATCCGACCCGACTTTGTATGCGACATGTCTTTGCCACGCAAATTAACGCCACGCCTCTTCGCAGCACGACGAGCAGTGCTCAACTCGGTACGTTTCTTGCGCTGCTCCGGTCGAGCGTTCACCCTCTTATCGGTTTTAGCTTTCTTACGGCGCGCGTCAGGATTGTCACGGTAATACCTTGCTGAAGATTGGAGTTGGCTACGAGGTTTCTTAGGAGGTGCCATCAGAACTTACCCTTACTGCCCACACACACGGGTCATCGCCATCTTCAAACATTTGGATTTCTTCTTCTGACATCGCTATGTCGTGAGAAAAACAAATTTCTCGCGAGCAGTAACCGGCTTCTTGGCCGATTTTCAGCCATTCGTCAAACGTCACCATTTCTCCTTGTTTGCCCAGTACGCAGCCGAGCATTTACCACGCGCAATGTTCTTCGCATGGCGAGCTTTAAATGATTTACGGCGCGCCTTCTCCGCAGCCGTTTTCGGTTTCTTCCCCGCACCAGACACGCCTTGCTGGCCGAATCGAATGACTTTGCCATTCTCACAACCTTTACCTTTAGCCACAACAACATGCGATTTCGTCGGATGGTTCGGCGTCCGCTTCGGCTTGTTGTAACCAGACACCCCCACACGCGCCAACCGAGGATCTTTCTTCGCAGCCATCACCGCTTCTTTCGAGTCTTAGCCGACTGCTTAAACGCCTTCGCAGTCGGAGCACCCTTCGACCCAGGCTTCCGCATCCGCTCACCTGAACCAGCCTTAATCCGCTTACGTTTCGCGTGAATGTTCGCGTACAACCCCTTAGCCATCAGCGCCGCCGACCGCTCTTCTTCATCGGCACCGGACGATTCGCCCTCGAATTCCGATTCGCGCCCTTCTTACTCGACGCAGCAGCACCCTTCGCCGCCTTCGGATTCATCAAACCCTTCGGAACCTTCTTCACAGGCTTAACTGGCTTCTTCATCACCAAACTCTTTCTCTAAATCTTTCTTCGACCAGCCTAACTCGACAGCAAAACTTCGAGCCAGGTTCTTCCAATGCACCATCTCGACACGATCCACATTGACAACAACCGACTTCTTCTTCGCAGCCTTCTTCGCAGCCTTCTTCTCAGGCATCACACACCTCACAAATACACCGTCGAGGATCCGCAACCGGACACACCCTACTGACACGACTCACACGACTCCGGATTCTCAAGATCACAAGACGCCTCAACCGGCTCATCAGCACCTTCACCCCAATCCAAGTCATCAAACTCCCCCTTCTCATACAACTCAACCAGCGACTGAGGCTTCTGCACCCCAACCCTCCTCAAAGAATCAGCCAACACCAACAACCTCCTTCTAAAGTTATCTGCTACACTACACCAATCCGGCACCCCAACCCGGCAAACCGTTGGGGCCACCACTAGCAATGGTGAGCGTCGCCCGTCAGAGGGGCCTCCGAGTCATGCCCGAGAAACGACGGCCCCTAGGACGGGGCGGGCATGACCGCCAACACACAAAGCCGATAGTTGGCAGGCGATCAACCTAAACTGACGGAGGGACCCAGGGCACGGTCCACACACAACACCCCACACACACCACCAAACCAAAACCCCCAACACACAGATAGCATGTACTTATAAGGGACGTGCCTCGGCACATACCCCCATATCGTGGAACTCACTTCGTTCGTTCACTATCGGTCGGTGATACCGCCTAACGCATTTGTTAGAGCCTATAACATCGAACGTGTGTTCGTGTTAGAGGGTATAACAAGCGAACAGGTGTTCGCCGAACAGGTGTTCGCCCGAACAAACGTTCGCCTATCTTCGCAATAGATAGGGCACAGCTCGCGTCAATCGCCCATACCGATACCGAGAGCCGATAGCTAGACTAGGTGGGAGGGTTCCCCGAGGTTCCCCGAGGTGACTACCGCCTAGCGCTTGCGCGCTAGTTGGTGTCGGTCGAGTGTCTGGCCACTATCGGGCGCGACGCCCGTGGGTTTCGTGCCACTATCGGCGGCTGTTATGGGTTGGGTGATTGCGGAGTGTCTTACGTTGCGCCTAGTCTTGCGTGCGTGAGTAACAACCACAGCCGCGGAGCGTCTCAGGATGTGACCGCACCCATGCCCCTAATTACCTACGTTGCTTTCTGCCGCGCATTGGAACCGAACATGCCGGTGGCCGCGTGCGATGAGTACCGCCTTTATGGCGACTCACCCGCGGATGCTGCCGACTTGTGGGCCGCGTCTCAGAAATACGGAACGGAACGCGCGGACGAGTCTTTCCTGTTTCGTCGTTGGGAGGAAAACGATGTCTGAATTCAGTGTGAAGATTCACCTAGGAAACGCCGCTTGCGAAACCGTTGACGACGCGCTGCAAGTGTTGGAACGAGTCGCGCGAGAAATCAACGACGGGCGACTGTCGCCTACGTTCACTGATTCCGGCATGCAGTGGCAAGTGCGCGACGACAACGGAAACACGGTTGGCCGGATTGAGGTAGCAGGATGACCGCGCCAATGATCGCCGCCGCCCTCGTCTGGCTCGCGGTCGCGTTGTGGCCTACACGAGCCGAGCGCGCAGCGTGGCGACGTCGCCGGGCGCAAACCACTATCGAGCGCGCGCCCGAGCAGTTGGTGCCACTATCGGCGCCCGTAATCCCGTGCCCAGCGTGCGGAGTTATACCGCCCGATGATTACTGCGCAGATTGCGACATCATCGTTGCGCACGACGTTGACCAATGCCCAGAGTGCCCGAAACGAGGTAAGCGATGATCACCAACCGCGACCCGTACGGATGGGTAGACAAGTTGCCGGAGGTTCTTCGACGGTGGCACGAACTCACCGACTACGAACAAGAGGCAATCGGGCGGCTGGTGAATCGCATCGCGTCGCAGCCGATGGAATCGCACGCCGAGGGAATCGGCGTGCGGTTCTACGAATGGCAAAGCACTTGTACAGCCGGAATCGAGGTTAGGCGTGATCGTTAATAGAAACCGCGACCGCGTGCGCGTGCGTCTCCCTGAGGATGCGCACGACCGCGCCGCCTACTTGCAACGAATACAGGCGCTACTGCCAGCCAACTTCGCAGCGCATACGCGCCCGATGGAATCCGACGCACCGAACCGCGCCCAACTGTGGGCAGTAATCACGGGCGAAGATTTCGCAGGATGGACGCTTGAAGGCTACGTTCTGCCGCGGTTAGCGTCCGCGCTTATCTTCCCCGAACTACTGCCCACCTGCCCTAGCTGGACGGACGCGTTCAAGTAGACGAGGGAAATCTACGGGCGCAACGGTCGCCCGTAGATTTCACCCGTCCACAGTGGACGGAAATAGAAAGGAATCTTGCATGTATTGCGAAACGAACTATCCAACGAAGAAAGCTATCCGCGAAACCATTGTTCGAGATGGGCACGCCGGAGGAGTATTTCAGCCTGGACTAGGACCAGACGCGCCCGCTAACGGAGAAGTGGCCGTAGAGGGACCGCACTACCCGCGGCCACATAGTTGGTACGCGGTAGCGACGCTACGCGGCGGGCGCATTGTGAAGGTGAAATGATGACGCCGCCCGAGCTACTGCCGGAAGATTGCCTCGAGTATGGGCACCCCAGCGCTGGACCGTGCAGCGGTCCAGTTCTCTTTCATGACATCAGTGGACGCGGCCGCGCCTTCCCGCGGTGCAACCGCCACGCAGATGACGCCTATGAGCGTCACGAGCGCAGTGAGCTAGCGCGTTGGGCCGAGTCTGACGTAGCGCCGGACTGGTTCGACCCCGCTGACGCGGGCGAGAGGTGGGAAGATGACTATTAAGCCAACGCTGCACGCTGTAGCCGCGCCGACGTTGCGCCTGTCAACCAACCGGAAAACGTGCACTAGCGCCCGCTTGAAGCCTTCTGGGCAGTGGGCGCCCGTGCCCAATTCCGTCGGTTTCTCCCGAGAAAGCTGCACACCGCACCTCACAGATATCTGTGAATCTTGCTACGCGGCGAAGCTGGAAAGGATATTCCCAGCTATCGGGCGCGTGATGGCCGACAACTACGCGGCGGTCCTGCCCTACCGCGGCAAGCCTGCGCAGCTTGCGGAACTGTTCGCGGTTCTGTTGGATCAATCGGCAGCCGCGCAGCGTCTAGCAGGCGTAACGCAGCCCACGTTTAGATGGCAGTGGGATGGAGAGCTAGCGTTCCCTGCGCACGCTCAAGCGATATCACGGGCGCACGAAATGCGCCCCGACATTGCAGGATGGGTATACACGCGGGCGCACCGATGGGCGCACTACTTCCGCACGAAAGAAACGGGCGCACCGCCCGAGAACCTCGCAGTGTTTCTATCGGTGGACCGCGACAACCTCGCGAGCGCACGACATGCCGCCGCGAAATATCCGTGGCTGCGTTACGCGTTCACCGGCGATAGCTGGGACGAGTGCAGCCAACTGGCTGCGCGAATGAGTCAATCCCGCGGGTTGAAGTGTCCCGAATTGACCGGAAGAGTTCCGCTAAACGATGCCGAGACGGGCGCGGGCGCGTGCACAGTTTGCGCCCATTGTTTGCCCACTGGTCGCGGCAACGTGCGTTTCAGTACCGGAAAAGTGGCGCCGCGGTGAGTCCAGTCTGTGCCCTACTCGTCATAGTTCTGACGCTGTACGCGCTCAGTAGATAGTCAACTAGTCCCTTCACAGTAGGAAGCCGCGGGCGCGCGCCCGCGGCTTCCTCGCGTACGGGCGCAGCGACCACGGGCGCAGTCGACCACGGGCGCCCGATAGACGCACCGGAAGCGCCCCTAGTGCGTCGCGCCGCGTCTACCCTGCCAACTACTAGGCGCGACGCTTTAACGCAGCAGAACGCAGCCTAGAGCGTCTCACGGAATCGTTCCACAATGCGGAATTGTTCCACAATGCGGAACATAGGTTACTGACCGGTAATGTTACCAAACAGTAACCGAACAAGTGTTCGCCCGAACAGGTGTTCGGCGCTGCCGCCGACGGCGAACAAGTGACACCGCCAGGTGTCACTATCGCTACACCTCATCGCTTCACCTGTTCGCTGTTGTTGCCTATGTCACACAGTGTGGGTATTGTGTGGGCGATGTCTCGTCGGAGCCGGAAACTACACGAGTGCCGGACCCCCGGTGGGCATGAATGCGTCGAAGGAAAACTTTACGACGACAGTGTGCGGACGGCCCGCCCACTGTGCCAGTGTCGGTGCCATGCGCCGTTTGGCACGTTGAACAGGAGGAACGATGGGTTTGGTCAAGGAGACGACGATTCCGTATGAGGAAGTGTTGCGACCGTCTGCTAATTGTCAGGATCTCAAGTCTGGGCAGTTGCCTTCGGAGTGGGCGCGAGAGGTGATGCGGAAGGCTCGACGTGAAGCACGAAAGTGAAGTTCTGAACGTCATCTCCGAGCATTTCAACTTGCCTCTTCGAGAAATCGTTTCTGAGGCTCGTACCCGTGAATTGTACGATGCTCGCCGTTGCGCGTATCTGGTGTATCGGAATCTTGGCTGGACGATGACACGGATCGGTGCGACGTTCGCGAAAGATCATTCGACGGTAGTTGCGGCGATTCAGTCTGCGAGCGATGCCGACAGGGAGTTGGCGTTGCGGTTGGCTGCGATGGCGGCTGCGCCTAACAACTTTGAGCTTCGGCGGGAGCGTCATGGCGACCCCTCTGACGAACGGTACGTTTGGTACACCTATGTGCTGCGGAATCCTCGCACGGCTGAAGAGGTGGATCTGCCGATGTCGATTGCTGACAAGATTACGGAAGCGTTGACGTACTGCGATGACGACTGAATGGATGCGGAAGGCTGCGTGCCGGGACATGGACACAGATCTGTTTTTTCCGGTGCGAGGCTCTCACAACGAACACCACGAGACTGTTGCTCGTCAGACTTTGCATGCGAAAGCTGTCTGCGCGTTGTGTCCAGTTCTTGACGAGTGCCGTGATTACATTCTTGGGACGGAGTTGCGGTACGAGAATGACTATGGGATCTGGGGCGGGATGACTCCTGAGGAGCGGCACCGTGAACGTTTCCTTGAGCGAAACAGGCGTCAACGTCAAAGGCGCCAGAAGAAACGCTTGCACATGTGACACATTGTGTTACACTCAGCGAGGAGGTGAACGAATGTTTATTCACACGAATCACGACCACGACACATTCTGGGTGACAGTCACCACAGAGGAGAACGGCATGAGCGGGTCTACAGTCACGTTGCGGTTGTCTGCCGAGGATGCCACGCATCTTTGCAGTCAGATCGCTCACGAACTTGAAGATTGGCGCATGACGAATGACCCACACGAACAAGCAGCTTTGCTTGACGAGTACCAAGAAGAGCGACGTGAGATCGAAGTTGATCTCGCATACGCCAACGAACCGTTCTAAGAGAGGAACACCAATGAACACGAACATCAACCACACAGCGACCGAAACTCGAATTGAGTTTGGTGCGAAACCCCTTAGCAGCAAAAGCACTACCAGAGTTGATGAGATCGGCGTTTCCACGCCGAACCTCATCGTCACTCGCAGGCACTTCAAAGATCCTTTTGTTAGCGACAGCGGCTTTCGCACGGACTTCTTCAGCGAGGACATCCACCTTTGCCGCGCCTACGACATCGAAGCGAAGATCGTGGAGTCTGACGCAGTTGGCACCCACGCAGTGGTGAAGATTGACGATCACGTCAACCTGTACCTTCCTCTCAACTTTGCGAAGGCGATCGCTGACGCCATGACCAGCTACATGGTTGAGGTGGCAGCTTGATGCTGCTGGCAGCGTTTGCGGGCGGCGTAGCCGTAGGGTTCTGCGTCGCCCGCTCGCTCGCGTATGAACGATGGTTGCGTGACCGGCGTGACCTGAAGGCGATTCGTCGCCAACAAGAGATCCAACAACAATTAAGGAGAAGCAATGTCAATAAATGTGCTCGAACTGTGGCACGACCACCAAAAACAGAAGCGGGCTGACGAAGGCCCGAAAGCTACGGCCGCGGGGACGCCGTTCCGGTGCTCTGATGCCGGATCGTGCATTCGCAAACGTGGTCTAGCGGCTGTCGGTGCAGTGGAGAGCAACGAGATCGCACCGACCTCGCTGCTCGCGTTCGAGATCGGCAACTCGATTCACGACACGATTCAGAACGCGTTCGCCGCTACCGAAGGGTTCCACTTTGCCGCTGAGGTGCCGATCGACCTGTCGCCGCTGGACGTGTCGCTGTCGGGGCACTGCGACGGCATCATCACGATGGAGAACTCGCGCAAGATCGTCTTGGAGATCAAGACGATGGCAGGGTTCGGGTTCAAACTCGCGCAGTCGGGACCGAAAAGGGAGCATGTGGCCCAGAGTGGCCTTTATGCGCTCGGAGTGAACGCCCAAGCGATCCTTCTCGTCTATGTGGCGAAGGAAGGCGACTACCGGGCGGGGTTCAAACCGGGAGCCGTGCTCCAGTGGGAGTACGACCTCGATGACGAAGTGTTCCCAGGCGAAACCGTCAAGGACGTGGCGTTTGCTGAGATGGACAACTTCAAACTCGCTGAAGATCATCTTGAGGCGGGCGAGATCGCTCCACGGTTGGTGCCCAACGACGACGGCGAACTCATCGAGGTAGAAAACGTCCCCGGCTATCAGGCTCGAGGGGCTAAGCCTTGGCAGTGCGCCTACTGCCAGTACAACGACGCCTGCGCGCTGCTCCCGTCAGGCCCAGTCCCCATAGACATGATTGAAAGGATCAGCGAATGAAGATGGAGCAGGTGCAGCTTCTCGTGGACGTACTTGATTGCTGCGGGCACGACATCGGAGTTGCCGACATGCTTGATGCGCTCATGGACGCCGAGTTGAAATTGACGTTTGACGAGGACGGTCGTGCAGCGGGAGAGCTTTATGGAGAGATTCTGTTGAACAGATTGCAAAAAATGAAAGAAAGGGAAGTGGCATGACCACCCAATTACAAGCCCTCGCTAAGAGGATTCCGCGGAGTTATATCAAGCAGAAACCGGGCGGGTTCGCTGCTGACTATGTGTCACATTCCGACATTCAGCAGATGCTGATCGCGAAGCTCGGGATCCCGCCGTCGCAGGAGATCACTCAGATCATCCGCAATGCCGAAGGGCAGGTGCAGGGGGTGGTCCTTCGAATGGTCTTCGTCATCGACGGCGAAACGGTCGTGATTGACGAGATCGGTGAGTGCGAACGTCCGTCAGCGAACGACGGCCTGAACGCAAAAAACGCAGTGTCAGACGCCGTAAAGAGATGCGCCATGCGCGTCGGCCTTGGCCTTGAACTTTGGTGCCAAGAAACGTATGTACTTGATAAAGCTCTCGCTCGGGAGCAGGAGGAAGACAACAATGAATGATGGAACGATCGTGCAGACTGAAGGGAACCTCGGTCGCGAGTGGGAATCGAAACAAGTCACGGTTCGCGGCGAGGAAGTGACACTTTGGAAGTCGTCTATTGCCGTGAACAAAGGAAAGGACGAACCGCCGACATGGCTAAACTTGACGATCTGGCCTGACCGCGAGAACAACAGCGACGGCCTAGGACGCATGGTTGCCGACCGGACGGGTAAGGGTTCAAAGATCATGGTGAAGGGCAAGGTGAAGGCCAGCGAGTACGAGGGCAAACCGAAGTACGACATGTCAGTGTGGTCGATTGCTGAAGTGATCCGGCCTCCGCTGCGTGAACAGCAGATTGTTGATGCGTTTCCCGGTTCAGCGCTCCAGGAGCGGGAGACGATGACCCCTGAGTCAATGGAGCCATTCTAATGGCTAACGATTCAACAGTCACGATTCGGTTGCCGCAGGACATTCTTGAACGGCTCAACCGGTTGGCTGAACAAGACGACATCAGCCGTTCGCTGCTGGTGAGACGCATGTTGCTGACCGGAATTTATCAGCGGGAGGCGCTGCCAAGTGGCGGTTGACCACCCTTTCGCAATCGTTCCGCTGGATCTCTTGCAGCAGGTATCTGCGAGCGCAGTGTGCGTTTACGCTGTGCTTGCCGAGGCTGCGAACCGGGACCAGCAGGCGTGGCCGTCCAAGGCGACGATCGCTGACCGTACCGGATTCTCAAGTCGGACGGTTCAGCGGGCGATTGCGGAGTTGCGCGACAGCGGCTGGGTTGAAGTAACGGAACGGCACCGTGAGAACGGTTCGACCACCTCGAATACCTATGTTGTTCGTCGCGTTAGGGGAGACATGGGTGTCCTACCCCCCCAGGACATTCGTGTCTCCCCCCCCGAGACATTGTTGTCTCCCCCAGAACAAGACCCTATAGAACCAGACCCATTATTTGAACTAAACATCATTGAACGTCAACAAGTTGACGATCCGTTCGATGAGTGGTGGAAGGAGTACCCAAGGAAGGTGCAGAAGCAGGCTGCTCGACGCGCTTACACGAAGGCTGCGGCGAAGGTAGGGCACGAGCGGCTGCTGGAAGCAATGCTTCGTTACCGCGATCAAGATGATCGGGTAACGAAAGGGTTTATTCAACATGCTTCGACGTGGCTGAACGGCGAATGCTGGGACGACGAGATCGTCACTTCCCCTCAGAGCGACGAGGAGCGCCAGTGGGCGTCTCTCAGGGCTGCGATGGGCGATGACACCGGAGAAGACCTATGAGGCCGTTAGCGGCGCTCCTGATCGCTCTCACAGCAATCGGCTGCGCTCCAGACACACCAATCGAAGGAATAGAATGCGTGTACCCGTCGAAAACCTCGCCTTATCCGAGTTGCGTGCCCACACCAGAACTTTGGGTGGCCCCGACACTTTCGATAGGCAAAGGCTTATCAGTTACATCCTCGACCACTACAACCGTCGCACCGACTACGATTCCGGCTGAGGGGGTGAACGACGGGTTCGCCGCTGAGCCTATTGGATTAGCGGGTCACGAGGGTTCGATCCCCTCCACCTCCACCACGCTCGATGTGTTCTGGCCTGCCGTAGAGCAGTGGCAACCGATGGTCACTATCGCTATCTCACATTTCGGAGGCAACAGCAACGACGTTCACCGGTTCCTTCGCATAATGCAATGCGAGTCCGGCGGCGACCCTGACGCAAAGAACCCCAACTCGTCAGCCTCCGGCCTCATGCAACATCTCACCCGGTTCTGGGACGACCGTTCCGAGCGTGCAGGCAGACCTGGAGCCGACGTGTTCGATCCCGAAGCAAACATTTGGGTGTCAGCTTGGCTGGCACTTGCCGCCCCCGAAGGCGGCTGGCAACATTGGATATGCAAATGAACCCGAACGCGCCCTCAACGCGTCAAATGACGCGTTCGACCAGGGGAAACACCGGTTTTGGAGGTAGAGAGGATACCAATGAAACGATCTGAAGCAGCAACACTTGTCGCCCACTGCAAAGAACTCTGGGGCACCTCATTCAAAGTCACCCCCGAAACCCCCGACATCTGGGCACAACACGCAGGCGACCTCCACCCAACAATCATTCAACAAGCCCTGGACATGTACGCCTCCGAAGGCCGCGACTTTCCACCGCCACTCGCCACACTCATGGCACGAGCACGAGGCTTACGGCCCCGCCACGAATGGCACGGCGGCGCAGAAATGCAATGCCACGAATGCACCGGCCCGACCCCTCCAAACGTCCTCGGCGTTAGAATCGCACACTTTGCCTTTTGCCCAACCTACGGGCGAGGCGATTACCGGCTGTCGAAACCTGCGACCGACCCAGAGTGGTACGCTCTGTGAATGCGGTTCCCAGACTTCAACAACGACGCGGAATTTGCTGGTCTGTTGTTCTTCGGTTGGGATCTCTACGAGGACGAACCCGTAGCGGCTCTCTCCGCTGAAGCTTGGGAACTACTTGACGAAGAACGAGCGCAACGGATGTGGCAGAAAGTCGCAGAAGTAGCACTCGACTTCTGCTCCGATTACGCAATCCCTAACACAGTCGAAGATTTGTTCCCCGAAAACTAGAAACGCCCCCCGCCGAGAGGACCGGGGGACGTTTCTCTTCTGCGAGTGTTTCAACAGGCCAACTAAACCCGTCGCCAGTTCTCCTGACGCACCATGCCCGCAGGGTGCCTTTGGAAAGGCAACTTTACCGTATCAGGCTTTCAACATCTTGCCACTCGCAACCTCAGCATCAATCACATAACCGATACCTGGCATCGGTTCTCCGAAGTGCGAGCCACGATAATGGGCGTACTCCCGAACGATCGTCGTACCGTCGTAAACCCACGAAGCCCACATACGTTCACGTTCCGTGTCGTTGAGAATCTTCATTCCTTCACCTCCCTCAACGTTCGTAGGGAGAAGAAGTTCGTCCACGTTAAACGACGGACACGCCGTGTTCGCCAACGCATTGTGCGGCACCACCACAGCATCAGGCGTGATGACCTTGCGCCTAGTCAAATCGTTGAGCAGCCACTGGAACGAGGTCCGCTGAGCGTCCGTCACGTCATCTCGCCGCATATCGCCAGGGATGCACACCGACACCGTGTTGCTGTTCTTCAAACTGTTCCGGCCCAACGTGTTCCGGTTCGCGCCGTTACGCCAACAATTAGCTCGGCCTTCCAAAATCGTGCCGTCTCGATGAAGTAGCCAACTGTACGGGATCATCGCGAACGAACCCCGCCGGTAGGTAACTTCCTCCACAACCCGAGCAGATTCGACAGGCGAATCCAACGAGCGAGTAACCGAATGGTGAACGACGACCCCTTTTGCTGGGCCTCGGAACGGCAGAGTCACCTTCCATCTGCCACGTCGCGTCCATTCTCGGAAAGGAACAACGTTAGCCACGTTTCGGTGTCTCCAGCAGAAGAGAAATAAGCGCAGCCGAAAAGGCCGTCACAACACTGACCTGCTCGGCAGTCCAATCAATACCGAACGAGGTCACCAGCGCAACAGCGCTCACCACGAGCCCCTGCAACCGGGTTGGCCGAGAAGAAATACGTTTCCACATCCCGCCAAGTGTAGCCTATCCCCCATGAGCAAAGCGAAACAAAAAGGCACCAGCGGCGAAAACGAAATCCTCGCCCTCCTCAACGACAACGGGTTTGCCGACGCTCACCGAACCGAAGCGTCCAAAGAATCCCACGACATCCACTGCGACCCGTTCATCGTCGAAGTCAAATTCCGCAAAACCTGGTCACTGTTCGACTGGATCCCCAAGCTCCGTCGAGTCGCAGGCGACAAACCGTGGGTGCTGTTCGCCATCCACGGCGACCGCCGCACCGACAAAGGCCGACAAGTAGGAAGGGTCGCCGTCCTCGACGCCGACTTCGCAGTTCAACTCATGGCCCACTGGGCTGATACAGTATCGGGTTGTGGACCCGCAAACCCTCATCCTCGCATTACTGACAGCGTTGCTCGGCTGGTGCTCCTGGGCGAGCTTGGTGCTGATAAGGATTCAGGTCCAACTTGCGAAGGGTGAGCAGAACTTTGACCACTTCAAAGAAACGCTCGAAGATCACGAAGAACGAATCCGCACGCTCGAGTCGTTCCACGCCATCAGCCGGCTGAACAACTACACATAGTCAGGTCGAGCGACAGGTTCCGACACACGGCTTCGTGCCCACGCCCCGCACTCACGGCACTGGAACCGTTTGTACACCATTGTCTTTGATCGGCGTAACCCGTGAGCAATCATCGGACCTTTCCCGCATTGCGGACACGCATCAGGACGGTCGTCAAATACAGTTACTGACGGATGATTGGGGATCCAAGGCAACAGCCGATCGTAAAGTTCTTCGGTAAGACGAACATCTTGAATATTGTACTTCTTCATCAACGCCCAAGCTTTGTCGTTGCCCATCATGCAGTCACGCCAAAGATCAAACCCAGTGTGCGGTGTCTTCTTGCCAATGCCTAACGCTTCCGAAACGTGAGTGAGCTTGTTCGACGGGAACCGAAACTGGGTGCGAACTGTCCGCAACAGATCAATGTCAACGTGCGGTGCAGCAGGCGGCAACTCGGCAAGCAAAAATTCTCGTTGCAAATGTTTTACGTCAAATGC